AGAATATGAGTATACTGGAGGTAGATGATAGATGCGTAAAGGAAGAACCCTATATCACTGCCACGGAAAGAACAAAGGGAAGAAAATAAAAACTTACAAAACGGTGGCGGCGGCTAAAAGAGCACACGCGAGGCATAAAAAGTAATGGCAAAGTACAGAAAAAAACCAGTAGTAATTGATGCAGAACAATGGTTCAAAGATGGAGACCACCCGAAAGTAATCTATCCTATGCCAAATGTTTCTAAAAAGGCTGATATAAGATGTGGAAAGTGTACTAAGGCTATTGGCAAGCATGGATGGATTGATACTCTTGAAGGTGGGTATATAGTTTGTCCCCTCGATTGGATTATTAAGGGTATAAAAGGTGAATATTATCCCTGCAAGCCGGACATTTTTGAGGCAACTTACGAGTTAGTAGATGGGTAAAAGAACAGTAGAAGACTGGATAACTGAGATAGATAACGCTCTTGCATATCGAGAGATATTTGCCAGAGAATCATCTTGGCACAAGTCTGAGGAGAACTATCTCAATGACCCATCTGGCAATACAGCTATCGGGCCGAATCTTGTATATGAGATGGGCGATACACTTACCAGTACACTTGGAGTACCTGACCCAGAGTTTGTGGTTACGCCGACGAGAAGAGCCGGTATAGAGAAAGCTCCGATAATCGAGGCGATGGATAATAGCTTTGTTCGTAAGCTCCGTCTTAAGAAGTATATTGACGTTGGTATCTTACGTGGTTTTCTATATGGCAACATTATACTAAAAATCGGGTATGATAGTGAGTTCGGTTGGAATCCTTATTACGACATCGGGCCGGATAATAATCTATTAGGAATGACACTGACTCAGTTTGATAAGAAAGGTAGAAGGATTGAGTCACCAGACATACAACCCGGTTGGCCTTGGATTAGACCAGTACTGCCTCACGATTTTGTAGTACCTTGGGGCACAATGTTTGCAGAAGACGCACCTTGGGCGGCTCAGCGGATTATTAGGCACGTTGATTATTTTAAGAGAGACCCTAAGTATAAGAATACTACAACACTGCAAGGTAGGATAAGTATGGAAGATTTTATGGAATCTTATCTTACAGTTGGGTCTAGGAAAGTGCAAGCAAGATTGAAAGGCATTGCTAGAGCGAATAAGAAACCAGACTTCGTTGAGGCTTGGGAGATTGTTGATAGACTGAATGGTGAGAGAATTGTGGTTGTTAGAGACCACAAGAAATTTTTGAGGAAGACAAGAGATGCTATACAGATGGCTTGTGGGATGCCTTATGTTACTGGTACGCTTAGCATTCATCCTCGCTCGTTCTGGTGCGTATCGCCGGCTTATTACTTGGGTCAACTGCAAGCTACCCAGTTTGACATTAGTCTACAGGCGGAGAAGCAGAGAAGAATATCTATCTTAAAGTTCTTATATAGAAAAAATGCAATAAAGGAGCCAGAACTATCAAAGCTCTTAACTGGTGGTGTTGGTGCTGCTGCGGCGGTTGAAGGAGTGTTCCCATTAAATGAAGTGGTTGCTCCATTAAGCACTGGAACCGGCTTCGACCACGTGGTACAAGCAGAGAACAATAGACGAGATGCCCGGTCGGTTAGTGGATTGAGTCGTAACCAGATGGGCGAATTTGACCAATCTACAAGACGAACTGCCAGCGAGGCGAAGTTAGTAGCACAGGGTTCTGGTCGTAGGACTGGTAAGAGAAGTCAGGTAGTCGCCGGTTTATATACTGATATTATTGATAAAGTTAATCAACTGGTCTTTGAATTCTGGCGGATACCGAGAGAAGTAATGCAGGGTAAAGGCAAGTGGGCAGTTGTTACTGGTGATATGCTGAAAGGCGATTATCAGTATGAGGTCAGTTTGTCTACTAAACGTAATATTAGTAGAGCAGAGCGGAAGGTGGAAGCATTGATGATGATATCTCAGATGATGCCGTTCTTGCAAGGTGCGGATATATCTGCGGTCTTTCAATATCTAATAGACGCCAGTGGAGACCCGGCGTTTGAAGCAATTTTAGCTCCTGGTGCCAGTAAAGGACAAGGTGGTCAGGGTGGAGGGCAGCAGGGTAGATTACCTGCAGGACAGGGTGCATAATGAAGCTATTTCACGCAACGGATAGCAAGAATGTTAAAAGCATTCTAACACGCGGTCTGATACCTAACGATATTGGCATTGTTTATTTGAGTCCTTACCCTCAAGTGCACTTTGGGAATACCGTGCTTATGGTAGAGACGGGAGACAATAAATTGACTGCGTTTGAAGATTGTGCTGATTGGGAAGTTTTGTGTTGGGGTAAGATTCCTCCAGGTAATATAGTAGGATATGATGTTTCACATAATTGTTAAAATTAACGGGCTTGTAGTAACGACCAATCTTGGTATGCTTACGATTGATAGAGCAAACGCTGCAATGATTGAGTTGTGGCATGAGCTTGATATGGTTCCTGATGTTGAAGTAAGTGGAATATGGTTATAAGGTGAAAGGTGGTAAGATGAAAAGAATATTGTTTGTAGCTATATTGATACTGTTTGCTGGCGGCTGTGTGGAAGGTATATTCACAGACCCAGAGACTGGTGAGCAGACTAAATATCGGTACATAGACCCGAATGTAGCGGGTAAAGTTGAGGACGCTGCAGAGGGCGTTGTAGGTACTATGTCTGCTTTACTCCCATTACTTCCTTGGTTAGCTCCATTTGTTGCAGGCGGCGGTGGGCTTCTTGGTATGTATAAGAAGATGAAGCCTAAGCTTACCGCGTCTGAAGCGGAGAAAGATAACTTCGTTAGAGGCGGTGAAGTACTAGCAATGGTGCTTAATGAAATTAAAGCGAACCATCCAGATATATGGAAAGATATAGGGCCAAGGATACGTGGGGCGGTGAAAGATAGTGCTTCGCTCGAGAATGCTATTAGAGGATTTCGGCACTTAGCGCCTAGGTAATAAGATGCCACTATTTAACTATAATTGCCCAAGATGTGGGAGGACTGTTGAGCGACTTGTAGTGCATTATAATGATTTGGTGCAATGCCCAAGCTGTCTTGTTAGTATGACAAAGATGCCGGCCGTCCCTAATATGCACCTATTCCCAATAGACGGCATACATCTAAAAAATGTATGCGCTGGTGGCAAAACATTTCATTCTAAGAACGAAATGAAGAAATATGCAAGAGAGAATAATCTTGATTTAGGAGCGTTACTGTAATGAATATTTAGGAGTTAACAATGGATAAGCTAGTAGTAGACCTGGCCATCTATCGTAATCCAAAAGCTTCCTTTGAAGGAAGGCGGATTACGAAATCGGAGCTTGAATGTGTAATTCGAGCAATTAGACGGGCACATAAAAAGGTTATATGGGAATTGAAGAAGCAGAAGGTAATTGCTGAGTATGAAGCTAGCAAAAAGAAAGATGAGGTAAAAAATGGCACAAACGGACAAAGCAAAACAAAATCAAGCGGGTCAGAATCAGGGAGACTCGGGAAACCAGTCGCCGCCACTGACACAGGAAGCACTACAAAAGCTGTTGGGGCCAGTAATGGAAACGGTAACACAGCTAAAAGCGGAGCAGGAGAAGGAAGCGGCAAGCAAACTGGCAGCGGTGGAGGCAGCTAAGCAAGCGCAACTAAATAAGGATGCAGATCTTGCAGCAATGCTTGATAATGTCGATATGTCTGAGGGTACCGAGGATAAGTATGATAAGTTAAGCAACCGCCAGATAATTGATGTTATTGCTGGTGCTGTGGAGACTGCGATGGAGGCTAATACGGCGAAGATTAAGAATGACATCAGTCAATCGCTGAAACCGAATGCTGACAAGATGGTCGTTATGGAGAGGGCGGTTATGACTATCCTGGGTACATTAGGCATGCAGGAGACACGTAGTAAGCATGCGGACTTTGATGAGCATAAAGATGAAATCGCCAAAGTTATGGGCGAAAATCCGGCTCTTAGTTTTGAAGATGGCTATTATCTTGCTAAGTCGAGGAAGGCAGGCAGCCTTCCGCCAAGTGGCCAGATAAATACTGAGAAGCCGACTGATTCAGTATGGCCGCAGGAGAATGCGGGAGCTGTTGTTCCTAACCAGGCCGCTTTGCAAGAGATGGCCGATAGAGGAAGAGAATCAAGAGATGATACCGCCGTGACTAAGTCTGGTACTGTCGGCATTAGGAATATCATTGCGGTGGGTATGGAGAAGGTAGGCGTAGGCAGCAAGCGACAGTAAAAATGTTTGTAATTTGTTATTTACTTTAGGAGGTAACCATTAAATGGCTGCAACATTAACAAGTCTTACCAGGACTCTTGACGATGACTTTATGAATACCTGGTATGAGATACGTTCTGACTCAATAGACAACATTCTGGAGGCGACTGTGTTTACTCTTGCCTTGAAGGAGTACGGTTGTTTTAAGAGTTATTCGGGCGGGACGTATGGATGGACGAGTAGAGCTCGATATGGGACGAAGAAAACACAGCGTTTTCAGGAAGGTAGTACGGTAACGCAAGAGCCCAAGAAGCTCGTTACGTTTCCGCATCTTGATTGGCGCTATTGGTGTGTAGACATCAACCGCTCGATGATTGACGATGCTAAGAACAGTGGGCCTTATATGATTAAGTCCTACATTGCTGAGAGGATGGAGGCTGCGAGAGATGCGTTGGTACAGGATTTAGAGACTTACCTATTCCTGTGGGGCGCTTTTTACTCCGCACCACGGTCGATAAATGGTATCTTCGACATCGTAGCTCCGTATGTTGATAACAGTACTGGACTTACGACAACTGGTGGTGGTAGTAATAGTGATGAGCAGTTGTATGGGACGTCAAATGGCAAAATCGACCGGGCTGCACCTAATACGTGGTGGAGGAACTGGATAATGTACGACAATGCTACTGAGGTACCAGCAAATAGAATTGCTGGGCCGACTAACGAGCCATATGCTCTTAACTTAGTGGCAGATATGGAGCACTTCTATAACTCCATTGGTGCCAATATGGAGTCACCAAACTTCATAATCACCAAACAGTCGATTTATGAAGCATATATGGAAGAGTCGAGAGATAAGCTGCAGATAGTCAGAACTGCCTTTAATAGAAAGGCTACTGACTTAGGCTTCGAGACTGCCACATTCAAGGGCGCTACGTTCACATATAGTGCCAAGGTTGAGTCTAACTATATCTTCATGCTCAATATGAACCATATTGACTTCAACTACCATCCTAGTATATGGTACGAGATGACATCGTGGAAAGAGCAGGCTAATCAGTTTGACCGCGTTGCCTATATTGTGTGCATGAGCCCAGGTTTGGCTACTGGACAGCCTCGCAGGCACGGGATAATGCAATATGCGAGCTAACAGTAAGTCGTTCAAATAATGAACAAGTTGATTTTTTGTATCTAGGAGGTAACCAGAAATGGATACAGGTTTAATTCGTGTACCCTTGACAGAACTGCGGACTAATGATGAGCAGACTATCGGGTCGGTATACCAAAAAGGCAGTAAAGTCTACAGATATGTTAAGAACGCCGGAGATACAGCGTTGAAAGCTAGGGCGTGCTGCTTAGAGATAGGAACTACAGTAGAGAATGGACTGAACAAGAAAGTTGTTGCCCCTGATACTGCTGTGGGGACAAGTAATATCACTATGCCGGCTGGCATGCCTTGTGCGTCTATGGGTAAGAGCGGTTCCGGTACTGGTGCGTATGGATGGATTCAGGTTGCGGGTCCGGCTAAAGTATCATTAGCACAGTCTACTGGTGCGTTGGCGCCTGGAGCATTGATGATAGGTTCATCCGGTTTGCCAACTACGCACGCCTGGTGGCAGCCCATTACTGCAGCAACTGCTGGTAGGTACGCCGTTCTTATGCAGCGTGTTGCTACAACTGGGATAGAGACAGCTATAAGCGCTGTGGTAGAGCTTCACTGCCTGTAGTGTATAACTAAGAAGGGAATTGAAATGGCGAAGCAGCAGAAGTCTGGGCTAATAGCCATATGCACGCATGTGTTTAACTTCGTAGATTTTGATATCTACTTTAATCACATGCACTGTATGGCTCATTGGTCTAGAGATTATGAGTTAGTGCTTATTGGCAAAAGTGGACTAGAGGCGGCGACTGCTCGTAATAGAATAGTCGACCGTGTGATTGAGAAAGAGTGCTCACACGCGCTATTTATTGATGGTGACCACTTTATGCCACTTGAAACGCTACCGTTTCTACTTGAAACGATGCAAGAGACTGAAGGAGCGATGGTATCTGGTGTCGTTTGTAAGAAAGGCGAGCGGTTTCAACAAGTAAATTGGCAAGTTAAAGATGAGGATGGTGAGAGACGGTACTATGAGATGAGCCTGCCATTGGATGGCAGGCTATACGAGGTATCAATTTGTGCCTTTGGCTGTACACTGGTAGATATTAAAAAGCTTAAAAAGCTTAAAAAGCCGTATTTCAGAGATACATGCGATGAGAAGTTCAAAGGTGAGCCAGTCAATATCCGTAGTGATATTAACATCTGCAATATGTTTCGAGATAACGGTGAACGGATATGGGTTGATACTAGAATACTGATTGGACATCAAGGTGTGCCGTCAATAGTCTATCCACAAAGTGGTGAGCTCTTTGGAAAGTTAAGAGAGATAGAGGGAGAGTTGAGTAGGCTCAAGGATGGACAAGTAGGGAAGTATTACTGTCCTGGGAGGGACGTGTGATGAATATACTCGATAAGTACATGATAGAGGGGAGGTTAGTATTCTATCCTAATTCGTGGGCGTCAGGAGAAATTCGTGGTAGGCAGATGGCTGCTGCTGTAGGCGGTATAATCGACGCAAATATAGTATATCCTGATGATGTGTTGGTATTTATCAAAGGCGGCCCACCACAGCATATTATTGACTATGTTAGACAAGTATATGTAGATGTAGATGATAGCTATGGGTCGATTCCTTACTTGGAAGAGCATCCCGAAGTGTGCCCGATTGCGGCATCCCGAGTTGGGCAGCGGTACCTAAATGAACGGCTTGGAAGAGATAACGTGCTATTGATACCTGGGCACCACTGCAACTTTGAGCGATTTGTCAAAGTGACTAGTGATGTTAAGACCGCGGGGTTTATTGGGTATCCAGAGAACCTACATCTTGGTGTAGATACGCTACATAGTGCACTTGGCGGTGTAGGTATTAACTTTGTTGTTAAGACTGACGCAAAGAATCGGGAAGATGTCTGTAGCTTCTACAAAAGCATTGATATACAGATATGCTTTAGGAAGATGGATGAGAAGGTGAATCCCGCCCCAGAGCTCAGAGACCCATTGAAGTTGATTAACGCCGGCTCGTTTGGTATTCCTACAGTGGCATATCCTGAGCCATCCTATGTTGATGAGTTTAATGGTTGCTTCTTGCAAGTCGATTCGCCAGAGAATATACCTACTCAATGTTTGAAGCTCAAGAATGACGGATGGTTTTATCATAAGATGTCGATGCTGGTACTTCAGCAAGCTGAGCAGTATCATATAGAACATATAGCTCCAATGTTTGCGAGGTTACGCGATGAATCTTGATTTAGGTTGTGGCATCAATAAGCATGAGGGTTTTGTTGGTATGGATGCTAGAGCTTGTGATGGGGTAGATATAGTCCATAACATTCAGAAATTCCCGTGGCCGATAGATGATAATGCTTGTGAATGTATAATGATGAGGAATATCTACGAGCACATCGAGCCGAAGTATAGACTGCAAATGATGGATGAGGCATGGCGAGTAATGAAACCGGGCGGTTCGTTAGTAATTAGTTCACCATATGCCGGTAGTATTAGAGCATTTCAAGACCCTACGCACTATACTTGCCCAAATGAAGTGACATTTCACTACTTTGACCCAAGATGCCCTTATTACTATCTTGTGTATAGTCCTAAACCTTGGAAGCTTATTAAGAATATATGGGAGGTAACTGGTAATGTTGATGCTATTTTGGAGGCTATCAAGTGATACCAGTTTTTAAGCCTTGTTACGATGAGAGAGAAGCCGAAGCAGTTGCTAAAGTTCTTGAGAGCGGTTGGGTTGGCTTAGGGCCTAAGACAGAAGAATTCGAGCAGAAATTTGCTAAATACATCGGCGTTAAGTATGCAGTCGGCGTTAATAGTTGTACGGCTGCACTGCACTTGGCATTGAAAGTGATAGGCGTAGGTTGTTTTCACGTAGTTACTACATCTCTAACGTTTATAGCAACTAACCACGCTATTCGCTATGCTGGTGGTATACCAGTTTTTGCTGATATCTATCCAGATACTCTAAACATCGACCCGGAGAGCATAGAGACATGCATCCTGCCAAGTACTAGGGCTATCGTTGCTGTTCACTACGGCGGGCATGCTTGTGAGATGGATGTTATCAATAATATAGCTAAAGAGCACAACTTAACTGTTATTGAGGATGCCGCTCACGGTTGTGGTGGGGAGTATAAAGGTAGAAAGATAGGCTCATTGGGTGATATTGGTTGCTTCAGTTTTCATGCAGTTAAGAACCTAGCAACTGGCGATGGTGGGATGGTTACTACCAACAGCAAAGAGGTATATGATAGACTACGAAAGCTAAGATGGATGGGGATATCTAAAGATACCTGGCGGAGAGACCACGCAAATACTGGGTACTCATGGTACTATGACGTAGATGAGATTGGCTTCAAGTACCATATGAATGACATTACTGCAGCTATTGGGTTAGTGCAACTTGAGAAGTTAGATGATATGAATAATACTAGACGTGATATAGCAGCAATGTATGATGAAGCATTTGCTAATGTAGATTGGATAGAGACTCCAACTGTTAAGAGCTACGCCAGGACATCACAGCATAATTATGTTATTAAGGTAGACGACAGAAATGGGCTACATAAGTTTCTTAAGAACAAAGATATATCAACCGGTGTCCACTATATACCAAGCAATCATTATAAGATGTATAAAAACTGCGATTACGCTACACCAGTTTGTGAGTCGATTTGGACTAGGTTAATAACACTACCGATGTTCCCTGATTTAACATCTTCTCAAATTGATGAAATAATAAGTACAGTTAAAAGTTTTAGGAGGTAATAAAAATGGCTGCTACGATTGTGACGTTAGCTAAAAATGGTAGTCGAGTGATGGGTAAGATAATGCAGCGGTTGGCTAGAGGCTCAGCTCAGACTACCGAGTTTGATAAGAAGAGTAATTTGAGCCTGAATCGGCTGAAGCGAAGATGCTGGTATATTACTGGTGCAGACCCTGCAGTTTCTGCAGCTAGTTCTGCCGTTGCTCCAGTAAAAATGGGTGATATGGCGTATCGTATAGATGTAGATACAGCACACATCTGCACAGTTTCAGTGGCTCCAACTACGGCCGCATCGTTTATCAAAATGCATGCTTAGGAGATAGATAATGAGCACAAAACGGGCTTTAATGACCAAGCAAATTCCTTGGATAAAGCTTAGAGGGGTAGTTGTTACTGACGACACTACCGTTCTGGGCGCTACAACAAAGAACTTTGCTAACAGAAGTGCCGGTACTGGTGATGCGGTTAGATTACCAGAAGGTATAAATGATATTATAGTTACCTTCCTTGGTACACCGGCCGGTCAAACGGCTGTGTTTACTTGGAAATTGTACGGTTTTAGAGATACTAATGGTATGGCGGAGGAGATAGCAAACGGTACAGGTAATATCGGTTCTGTAGCTGCCACTATTCATCCAATTACAGGAGCAGCTGCTGCAGCTACATTCTACGCAGATTTCTTAACTATAGCAGCACAGTATTGGCCAAGTCAAGTATCAATCGTTGATATAGGTGAGGCTGGTACAGGTATTGCTAAAATTACGTTTGACGGTCTGGGGATTAAGTATCTATTGCTAGAGCTAACAACTTGTGATGCTGGTTCAGCACAAGAAACTGATGAGCTCGAAGCGATATATACAGGGCTATAAGGAGACGATATGTCAAGATTAGATAGCTTTTTACAAGGGCAGGTTGAGGTTGGTGAGATTACTGGAGACGCAGATATTGATATCTCTGCGGCTGTCTACACAAACTATACCAACATTCTAACTGTAACGGCACCGTCTACGGGTCTTCTAAGTTGTAGGATAGACATTGACTTTAACAAGGCAACAACTGGATGGGATAATGTAGCAACTGCAGCAGATACTCTAGACTGCATTGCAGTTGTTCAAGTTGACGGCACAAATTATCGCTCTACACAGATTGCTAGCGCACAAATCGTAGCTAACGGTAATGGTACTTTAGATGCCAGCGAGAGTGGTATGAGCTTTGTTTTGGGCCCAATGGCTCCTAATGCATCAGTGCAGATTCATGTAAAACTCAGTGTTGAGGTCGGTGACTGTGAACTTCCGTATAGAGTAACATATGTAGGTGCAGCTCCAACAGTTACACCTGTTGTTGCTGCTGGATAGGGAGGCCGCAATGGCAAATACGAGAGCACAAATAAAAGTTGCCGTTAATGACAATACTGGTAGGGGTGCTGAGAAGGTTACACTTATCGAGAGACTCGCGGATGAAGCTCTTAAGGTAGCAGTGCAAGCACATCCATTCAGAGATTCTCGGACACTGAATAGCGATATTGATATTACAGAAAACGCTACATCTGTTAGTATATCGACTATCAGTAATCTGGTACATATAGTAACGGCCCGCATAGTCCAAGCTGACGGCAGTCTAAATACGCCACTTCCTCTGAAAGATGAAGTATGGTGGGCTAGGAATGTCATCAATGCTGAAGATAATATGAAAGGCTGGCCTGCTGTTGGTATGAGACGGGGAGCATATATAATGCTTGATAAGCATGCTGAGAGCGGGCTGACACTTCGATTGGTTGTATCAACTGAACAGATATTTGATGGAGATGATAACGCTTGTCCTATAGGTATACTAGATACATTCATCATTCAGTATATAACCGCCTTCATATTTCTATCCATCGAGGCTTCAGAGCAATTCTCTTATTGGAAACATTTAGCATTGGGATGGAAGTGGGATGATGGTATCATCGGTGGTAGTCTTAAGCATGCTATTGATAGTGATAGTGCTGATATAGCTGAGGAGATGGTGGTGGAAGGGCCGCCTGTTGAGAGAAGGGACGGTATCTCATTACACGCAGGTGATTACGGTGATATTAGATTGCGGTATTAAGACTTGTTCACATATTGAATAAGTAGGAGACAATAAATGAGTGAAAATGACTGGAATGTAGTATTACCAGATGACCATACTAAGATTGGTGCAGTGCCACAGAAGATTAAAGATGTCAAATCGTCTGCTAAGATAATAATCGCTAAAGAGCACGTAACTCCTGCGACGGATAATGCTGGTGGACAGCATCTACAAGGCTCCGCGAGAGTATATTTGCAGAGTGACTTACCAGCACTCGACCCAGAGGGTAACAATCTTGATATTGCCGCTACTACAGATAATGGTAGGCTGTCGGTAAATACGGCAGATGGCAATGAGTTAAGAGTATTTGTGGCTGTTAGTACTGGTATATCAACTAGCTGGTCACATGTTAGAGTTGGTATTGTTAAGGCTAGTGAGAATATAGATGCTAATAGTCATAACATTACTAACATAGCAAGCGGTACTCAGACCGGACAAGCTATTCACGTTGGGCAAGTTGATACTAGAGCGTCCACTGGGCAGTTGAAAGTAATCGAACCGGCAACTGGTGCGAAGATAGCAGTGTCTGTGTTAGACCCGCCTACGGAAGATGGGCATGTTGGTAGTAAGAAATATATAGATGCTCAGATAAATGCAACAGTTGGCGCAGGTGCTTTTGACCCACTTACAATGGCAGGTGCCAGTGATTCAAATGGGACTATCACTCTTTCCAACGGCCTTATTATGAAATGGGGCAAGGTGGCTTCTATTGCTGCGGGTGCCAACTATACAGTGACATTTGCCACGCCTTTTCCCGCCGCTTGCTTTAGTGCCCAAGTTAGTCTTTACAAAACTTCTGCTACCGGAACATGGGTTCCAAGTGTTCACACAATTACAGCAGCATCAATAAAAATACGCAATATGAGTGGAGTAGAAGCCATATCAGCTCGTTGGTTTGCAATAGGAAGGTAGAATGCCAGAAGCAATATACAGACTAGCCAAAGTCCCGACTATGGGCATCAATAAAGACGCCGAACCGACTGAGTTCGATGATGCTTATTCTCCATATATGAAGAACGCTATAGTTGAAATAACTAAGGTTAGGAAGCGTAGGGGGTATAGTCAGTTAGGCAGTAGCGACTTGCCGCTTAGTGGCATTGGCATGGAGTTGATTAGCTATAGAGATGCTCTTGGTAATAAGCATTTGATAGCTATAACATCCACCAAAGCATACAAGTATGATACTAGCGGCGATGATTGGGATGAGATAACTCCTGCGGTAGCATTTAGTGGCGGCGCTGACAATAGATTTAGTTGGTGTTTGGCAGTTGATGATACTGAGTTTGCTAACAATGGTGGTACTGCTCTTTGTGTATCTAATGGCAAGGATGATATACATTACTATGAAGGTGACACAGGTGATGTGTTTACAATACTAGAACACGATTTTCCTAGCTTTGCTAAGGTTGAGGAGATAGAAGAGTTCTGGAATCATTTTTTTCTTTTTAACTACACTGATAGTAGCAAGCATGCTAGATCTTTGGCGTTTGCTGATGTTGGTAATATAGATACTTGGCTGGTAGGTACATCTGGTAGTACTACTCTTACAGACAGTCGTGGTAACTTAATGCGGGCTAAGAAGATAGGTCTACATATGGTGCTATATTCTGAGAAGAGCATCACGATTTGTACCTATTACGGCGGCGATACTATCTTCTCATTTCCTACAGTGATATATGAGACTGGACTATTGGCAGCTAAAGCTGTCTGGGACTCTGTAAATGTCCATTACTTCTTAGGAACTGACCAGAAGATATATGGTTACTATGGTGGGACCGACCTTGACCCAGTCGGTCTACGGATAGAAGATGCATTATTTGCTGAGTTAGATGTTAGTAATAAGGCTAAGATATGTGCTGGGTTAGATGTTGGGAAGCATAAGATACATTTCTTCTATCCACGCGTTAGTGATGATTATGCTGGAGTGAGTTATGCTAGAGTAAGTTATGCTCTTGATTATAAGAGACCCGGTAGGCCCTGGGAGTATCACGAGTTTGCTGATACTGTCAGAGATGTTAGTTCGTTTGAGAACTATTTTGAGTGGTCTTGCGATGATACAGATTGGAAAGATTTATACTGCGATGAAGTTGATATATATTGTGATGACTCGTATGGGCAAACTGGTTATCCAATGGCAGTATTTATCTCACACGATGGGTATGTGTTTAAGTTAGACGAAGCGACTGGTAAGGATGATGATGCTGATATAGAGTTTGAAGTATGGACGCCGGAGCTTGTAGTCGATGCGGAGGAGACTATTGGCAGATGGCTATGGTTTAGCTTTACAGCAATGTCGGGAGTTGTTGGCTCGACTGTATTTGTCTATTACTCTACAGACAGTGGTACATCTTGGACTGCTCTAGCAGACTCACCAGTGTCGTTAAATACTAAGTGGGCTACGCATAGGCTGCCATTGACAGTCACGAGTCGTAGGATTATGTTTAAGATATACCAACTTTCAGATAAAGATGTTCAGCTACGGGGGCTATTCAAATGTAAAGTAGTCCCACAGAGTGAACGCGATTAGGAGGTAATTATAATATGGGAAGTTATAGTAACGCTGAGGAGAATAAGGTACTAGACCATCAGTTCAAGAAAACTGCCTATACGCAAGAAAGTAACCTGTATGTAGCATTGTGTAAGTCTACTTTAGATGATGCTGATACAGGTACATCACCGGCTGGTGAGGTTAGTGGCGGGGCTTATGCTAGGAAGAAGTGTAATACGTGGACAGCTGCTTCAGGTGGCTCATTGACTAATAACATCGTATTAACATTTGCACAGGCTACAAAGGACTGGGGTACTGTAACACACTTTGCAGTATGTACGCATTCTTCTACCGGTCGGATAGTGGTATGGGGGGCACTTAATACAAATAAGACTATAGGCAGCGGCGATACTGCTAAGTACGCGACGAATAGTATCAAGATTTCATTGGACTAAGAAAAATGATAGACTTGGGTACATGCAATAAAGATATTGCATTAGCATACATAGCGGGTTTCATGGATGGTGATGGCTGTATTTGTCTAAATATGATGTGGGGTACTAATAATCGGCCATACTTTCGTGTAGATATAGTATTCTCTAACACGCGTAAAGATGTACTTGTATCTATAGACCAATTTCTGAACACGCATTTTGGAATTGCATCTACATGCACTGCGGGCAAAAAGAGAAAGTCTAAACACAAGACTTTATGGAATATGGCTCTTACCGGAGCGGCCAATAAGCAATCTCTATGTATTGCACTGTTACCATATCTCTTTTTGAAGACAAAACAAGCACAACTGGTTATTGATTACTATAACATTGCAGGTGCAGAGGACTATCTTCGCTGCACCGATAGTCAATTTACGCACCAACTTGTGATATGGAAAGAAATGCAGTTATTGAACAAGCGAGGATTAGACATATGACGAAAGCAGAAAACCCAATTCGTGTATACTTCGCTATCCTCAACAAAGGATGGCTACGTAGTGAGATGGCTTATTCAGTCATCCCTAAAATGCAGAATACAAAGGGCGTTGAGTTAGTATGGGAGAATCCTAACATATCGTGGGGCGAGCCGATTTGTAGCAATCGTGCTTGTATAGTTAATAGATTTCTCAAGACCGATTGCGATTATCTGCTGATGATAGATGATGATGTTATACCAATGCATAATCCTCTTGAGCTGGTGTATGCAGATGAAGATATTATCGGTTCTCCTGCTAAGGTTAGACAGAATCCTCAAGAGCTCAACTGGACAGCGTATGTTAAGGCTAAGGATAAAGATAAGGATGGGTACTACCCAACAGACTTCGGTACTGTCAGTAGCGACGCTGATTTGCTGAAAGTTGATATAGTCGGTACTGGTTGTATACTAATCAAACGGCGTGTCTTAGAAAAGCTAAAAGCGCCATTCTTAGTTGAGTTCCGTGAGGATGGTACTAATAAGTATGGTACAGATTTTGCCTTCTGTAGAAGGGCGGCTAAGGCAGGATTTGGTATATATACTACCCCTCAGAGACTGTGCGAGCATATTAAAGAAGTCGGCTTGCTTGATATGACTGCTTATGATGATAGTGATTATAGAGATACGTCACCGAGTAAGTACGGCATACCTTGGGGCGGGATGGCTATAACGCAGAAAGATTGGAAGTTTATTAAGGATGCTATTGAGAAGTATGAAGTAAAGCATGTGCTTGAATTCGGCGCTGGTCTATCTAGTCTATTGATGGCTGAGCATGCTATAGTTGATAGCTTTGAATGCAGCAAAGAGCAAGCAGAACTTATTACAAGTAAAGAGAACGGTAAGGTATTTGTAATTATATGGGATGGTAAAGACTGCACCCTTCCACGTAGTCATTACGATATGGCCTTTGTAGATGGCCCTCTTGGTAAAGTATGTGGCGGGATTGGTAGACAGCACTCAATACGGATAGCTTCTGAAAATGCTGACATCGTAATAGTACACGATGCTGGTAGGATAGACGAGCAAAGGTGGCAAAATGAGTATCTAAGACCAGATTTTAATATGGTCGCTAAAAATGGAACGCATCAGTCAAGATGTCAGTTGTGGACAAGAAAGGGTAAATAATGGCAGCAACAGATATGTATGTAACACCGGCAGGAGCAGGAACAAAGGATGGGACTACGTGGGCCAATGCTATGGGTCTTGGTGAGTGGGAAACTGACCTTGAGACTAATGCCGAAGCAGGTGATAGATATTTTGTTGCGGGCGGAACATACACACTTACACAGGATATTTCAACTGCTCTTGATGGCACATCAGCTTTACCTATACAAATAATCGGTGTCAAATCAGGAACAACCAATGAGCCTCCTGTCCATAGTGACCACGCAGATGGTGCAGCAAGGCCTTTAATTGCTGCCACATCTTGGGCGTTTACATTTGATGATTATTGGATATTTCAAAATTTAAGATTAACTATAACATCAATTTTTGGTTTATATTTAGGGACATATTGTATTGTTCAAAATTGTGATATAAACCAAAGTGGTGCAGCAACTCGTTATGCAATATATGATACCAGTGATTCTAAGATAATTGGTTGTGAACTTCAAGCTGTCAATGGACGTGCTATACGAACTGCTTCGACAATAATAATAGCCTCGTATTTACATGATTCTGTGGCTGGTGTCTATGCAGGGGCAGACATAACTTTATTAGTTAATAGTATTATTGATACTTGCACAAAAGGAATAGACGGAAATACTCGTAATAGGGTTATTGGAGTTGGGAATACTATATATAATTGTTCGTCTATGGGAATATCTGGTACTACAGGTAAAAATGCGTGTTTCATAAATAATATTCTTGATGCTTGTGCGGTAGGGGTTGATTGGACAACAGTAAGTAAATCAAATTGGTTTGACTATAACTGTTGGAATAATACGGATGATGTGGCCGATTCCGATATTGTTCAAGGCGACCATAAGGTAACTGGCGACCCAGGAATGGCTGACCCTGGTAATGGTGATTTTACGGTAACAACAGGAGACGCTGTGGCTAATAAGGCTTTAGATGTGGGTGATTTAACAGGAGCGACTGTATAGGAGAAAAGACAATGGCAAGAGTGGAAATAACAGAATGTTATCCAGATTACCAGGTTCGGTTTTATTCTGATGGTACAGTGGAAATTATGCCATATCGTTACGAAAATGGCTATCGTATTATTGACCTTGACCCTAACAAAGAGATTTTCGGAGATGATTAACAAATGGCTTGGGCAATAGGTGCATCACAACCTGATGATTGGGCGATTGGAGCAAGTCAACCTACAGCGGCGGGTGTTACCAAGAGCCTTGCAGGTAGTACAGCTGCAGTGTGTAGTGTTAGTAGTGGGTTAGTTAGGTCGGTTCAGTTAGCTAGTGATGTTGAAGTAGGAGCGGTAGGTTGGATTGGAATAAATAGCTCTCATTATGATAGCCATTGTGGGGATTTTGGTAGTTATACCATTGAGAAGGCACTCAATGGTACAGATGCTTGGTATCATATGGTGGCAGAAGTTCATAATGTTGTTCTTGATTTGGGTCAGGTATATAATGTTAAGAAGGTACGGGGCCGCTCTAATTTGACTTACGACCCGACTAGTGTCAATATTTATGTCTCTAATGACAAAGAAAGCTGGGGTGCGGCAGTTGCCAGTGGTATTGATACTTGGCAAAATACAAATGAATGGCAAGAAGTCGATACGGTATATAAGAGCGGTAGATATGTAAAAGTTGAAATTGCTGAGACAGAGGCCGGCGTATCTGACGTTTTGATGTTTGGTTCAGATGCGCCATTTGAAATCTTTGATGTTTATGGCTCTCTTGTAACTAATTTAACCGTTGGGCAGGCGTCTGTTAATAGTGGTCTTCTACTAACACAACAGTTATCTGCTGCAGTATCAGCATTGTGTAGTACATCAGCATCGTTAAGTACCCCAACGATAATAGAATTAGCAGCAACAGTGTCAGCTAATGCTAGCGCATCTGCACAGTTGCAGCTAACTAAGTTAATGTCTGGTACGTCAAGCGGAACGGTTAGTACGAGTGCTGCACTTAGAACATTGATACAAATAGCTGCGTCAGTGGCAACTCAATCTTCTGCGTCAGCGTCGGTTCGGATGCTAACACAGATGTCCGCTATTATTGTAGCAGAATCTGGTGTATCTGCAGCTCTCTGTATACTGCGACCGCTGGCAGCTGCTATAGCTGCTAAGAGCACTATCACCGCTAGAATGATAATAGATGGCGTAGCATCTGGTATAGACGAGGCAGTTAGGAATGAGTTTCAATTCCCATATATACCAGAGACTATACAAGATGATGTAAAACGCGTGTTGGTAGAATTGAGAACAATGCTAGAGCAGCAGTTGATAGGTAACTTTCATATAGGAGGAGACCTACATACTGACGGTGCATACTTCGGCCAGTTTATACGTGGTGCGATAAGTGGTCACGATGTAAATGACGATATTGCTCTAGCCGCCCAAGATACATTCTATCAGATAACTAGTTTTGATACTAACTGTAATAGTGACCATACAACTCCAGACCATACGCAAGACCATATAGAGATAGAGAAGTCCGGTGATTACGCAGTTAGCTTATCTATGTCTGGTCATTCTGGTGCTTCTAACAATTATGAACTTTGGGTTAGGAAGAATAATGGAGTAACCGGCTTTGACTGTTTAGTCATCCACCAAACAACTGCTGTCGCTGATAGGATAGACTCAAGTTCGGTAACTGCTCAAATATCTCTATCTGCTGGCGATACGTTAGAAGCGTGGGTAAAAAGACTAGATGGCGGTGCTGTTGAGAAGACATTTACAGTTGACCATGTAGATTTGTCAGTAACGCTTGTAGGTATATGATAGATGAGTTGTTCAAATAATGAACAAGATAAATGCAAAAAATGTGGGAAGTGTTGTTACTTCGCACTGTTTGATGAAGAAAATAGAGTGATTAAACGTACTGATGTAAGGTGTCCGCATCTAACACTGGATAATTTATGTAGTACGTATAATAATAGACCTAACTGGTGCAAGACTGCAGAATGGATGGCTGAGCATGATGTGCTACCAGAAGGGTGTGGGTATTTGGAGGTAACATAAATGAGTTGGGTTAGTGAGCTATGGGGGGGCAAGGAAGCTAAAACTGAGCAATTAAGTACACTATCACCAGAACAGCAGGCATTAGCCAAAAAGTTAGGCCCTTATCTAACAGGCCGTGTTGGCATGACTGCTACCGCGTATCCTGGACAGATAACTGCAGATATACCAGGGCTATTTGGTGAGGCTTATGCAGGGCTTACCGGTTCGCTAGGTGAATATAGTCGAGTGGTTAGTGAAGCTTTGATGAAAGATGTTGAAGGTATACCAGCTTGGTCTTTTGGGTTTGGTGAGTTAGCTAAAGAATTTAAGAGCTCTTTCGCTACACCGATGATGGAGACGTGGAGGCGGACTGTAGCTCCAATTATTAAAGAAGGGTATAGTGCTATTCCAGGAGGTCTACGTTCTGCAGCTATGGGCCGGGGGATGGAGAAAGCTGCTGGTAGATACTATGGTGAGTATGTTCAGCCTAAGTACTGGGACGCTTGGTCTGGTGAATTACAAAGGCAGTTTGCTAGTACAGAGGCAGCTGCAGCTAGACGGATGCCCGCTGCTGGTGCTATCACCGGACTACCTGGAGCAGAGTTTGATATCTACGCATCTGCCGCAGAACGGTTTAGACAAGCGCAGCAGCAAGGGTTAACTGCACAGTATGGTGAGTTTATGCGTACTACACCAGAACAAAGTCCTTGGTTACAGCAAGCGCAACAATTCTTAGGTACACCTATGACTGAGAACATAGTATACCCACGTGAGCCTGGAGCACTAGAGCAGTTCCTTGGTGCCGCGGCAGGTACCGCAGGAGCATACGGAACTTATAAAATAATGGGAGGTAGTAAAATATAATGGCAACAATAGTACCACCCCCTGCACGACAGCAGAGCGGAGATATATTAAACTTCCTTCTTCAAATGTCATCGGCAGAAGATAGGAAGAGATACTATGCAGATGTAGAGAAGCGTACCGGTATAGCTGAGAGACAGCTGGGAATAGCAGAAGCAGGATGGGAAGCTGGTAAGCCTCTACGTAAGGAAGCTGCACTTATATCTAAAGGCCGTAGGAAAACTATCGAAGGCCTGATGCTTACAGAGAAGCAATTAGCAATAGCTCGGCGTACCCTTGCTACATCTATAGCTTACGGCGATAAAGATACAGCAGATGCCAGTAGGTTTATGGTTAATAAGCTTGATAAGATAAAGAAAGCTTCACCGATAGCACTTGAGACTATCCTATTTGCTGATGAGCTTTACAAAGACTCTAGAGCACAAAACGATTTACAAAGGCAACAGATATTTAGTCTCGACCAAGCATTCAAAACATTTCAATTACAAGCAGGTTTCGAGAAGCAATATAGAGGCAGTATGTATGATGCTATTATGAAGAATCTAACAGCATCTAATATAGATGCCGGCACAGCAGCTATGGGTGCTCTTAGAGACGGCAATATGGAGATGTACGGCAAGATGGTTAGCAGTATGAAGGCAACTGCTGCTAAGGTAAAGATGGAGCCAGAAGCGAGAAAGTTCCGTGCAAGTGAGATGTTTAGCAATGTCATAGAGCAATTTGGTCCTGGTACATGGCAGCAAATGCTATCTGCTGAAGTAGCTAACCTACCATACCCAGAAGTAAGACCTGTGTATAAGGATGTACAGTGGCCTTGGGGGAATATACAGAAGATAATGACGAGAGAAG